GTTGACAATGCGTATCACTTTTTGATACCATAGTCCACGATGAGATAAAAAAGGAGGTTAATATGTCCCATTTTAGTAACGATTTGATTGCCGATAGGGCAATAGATGATGCATGTGCTAAAGTTGATTCAATGGCAAACTCTGCCATAAAAAGACAACTTATAATGCATGGTGCTTTCAAAGTCTGGATGGATAATGATGATATGCATGATGCATTAGTCAACATTCTTGCAGATATAAACTTCAAAAATGCACTCGATGTTCCTAGTCTTCATGGCTAGGCGTTGACAATGCTACGCATTTTTTGATACCATATAAACATGACTGAGAAATTAAAAACACAAAAAGACAACCTTGCTAGATTACTTGCAACGGAAGATTTGACTATTGTGCATAGGAAAGTTCCTACTGCATACTTTGATTTGAAGAATAGATTACTTTGTTGTCCTATTCTTAAAGATGATATTTCACCAGAACTTTATGACTTGTTTATGGGTCACGAAGTTTCACACGCATTGAATACTCCTTATGAGGGTGTTCACTCTGCAGTAACAAAAAACAAAACACTTAAAGGATATCTTAATGTTGTAGAAGATGTCAGAATTGAGAGAATGATTAAGAACACATATCCTGGTTTGAGAAAATCATTCTTCAAAGCATACAACGAACTTATGGATATGGATTTCTTCGGTATCAAAAAAAGAAATCTACAAGAACTTTCATTGATTGACAAAATCAATCTGATTACAAAATGTGGTTCAAGAGTTAATATCAAACTTACTAAAGAAGAACAATTCTTCCTTGATTGGGCAATGAAATGTCAAACATGGGAAGAAGTTGAAGAATGTGCAACTGCAATTTACGAATGGTCAAAAGAAAACGAAACAAGAACAGAAGATGATGAGAAATTAGTTCCTCAAATGTTCGATATCGGTGATGATGAAGAAGACGAAGACGGTGATGAGTCAGAAGAATTCGGTGATGATTATGAATCAGAGTCTTCTGATTTTGATGATGAAGATTCAGAAGACAATCTTCCAGAACTAGAAGACAATGATACTTCTGGTGAGGGTGATGAAGAGTCAGAAGAAGAAACTGCAGAAGAGAGAAAAGATACTGGTAAAAAAGGTGGTCAAGGTTATGATTCACCAGAACTTTATGACGACCAAGATGGTGCTAGAGAATCTATTACAGAACACAATGCACATAACAATGAAGACCAATTTATTTCAGATGAGAACATCGTTATCTCTCACATCAACATGAAAGAGAAGATGAAATCTAAATCAATCAAAGAAATTGTTTATGGTTACAAAGATGTCAGAACTGATTGGAAAAACTTCTGGTCAGGACTTGATAGAAAAGGTGAACAATTATCCGACCATGGTGATACTAAGTTTGAAAAAGCTGAGAGAATGTCCAAGAAGTCTGGTAAAAATCTTATTGAAAAGAACAAAAGAATTGTCATGCATATGGCAAAAGAGTTTGAAATGAAACAAACTGCTCAACAACAAAAACATGCATTCTCTGGTAAGACTGGTAAGTTAGACATGAATAGACTTGCTAAGTATCAAATCATTGATGATGTTTTCAAAAGAGTTACTTACATGCCTGATGGCAAGAACCACGGTGTTCAAATTATGCTTGACTGGTCTGGTTCTATTGCAAATGAAGTTATGGACTTATTAGAACAAGCATTGATTCTAACAATGTTCTGCAGAAAGGTTAACATACCTCATAGAGTTTATCTTTTCTCAGACCAAATCGGACACAATTCAAGATATGGTTGGGACGATTCAAGAGACAACATCAAACTAGTAGAAATATTTTCAAACGAAATGAAATCAAAAGAATACTTAGATGCAGTTGCAATTCTAGGTGGTCTTTACAACGAATACTACTGCCAGAATGTTAGTTTTTCATGGCACAAAAACTATGAAAAAGATGTTGCAAATTACAACGACTGGTTTGCAGGTGTTGATTCAATCGACCCAAGTGACCACTATTACTACAGTAGATATTGCACTCCATACGGATATGGTTTGGGTGGAACTCCTCTTGACCAATGTCTAGTTGGTATGAGAAAACTGATTCCTGAATTCAACAAAGCATATGGTATTGAGAAATCAATTCTAACAGTTATTACAGACGGTTACAGTCATAATGCAGACATTCTTTATCCTGATGATGAAGAGACAGCACAACTCAATGAGCAAATGCCTAAAGAAGATAGATGGTCTGCTGATAGAAAAAGAAAAATCATTGACCCATATTCTGGAAAAGTTTATGACTATCAGAATCACCAGTATTATGGTGGAGATTTTGAGAAGACACAAAATCTTTTAGAGTGGATAAAAGCTGAAACAGGAGTAATCACAACAGGTTACTTTGTTTGTGGCAGAAAAGGAGACTTTCATAATCTAATGTCTGCAATCGGACACAACGAAGCAAACTATGACAACAAAGCATGGTTGCAAACTAGAAAAACTGGAACAGTTTGGGATTGCAAAGGATATGGAAAACTATTTGCGACTGGTGCCACAACTTTGGTTGCTGGTGGCGAAGACGAACTTGATGATGATTTAATTGGTGCTAAGAAAGGAAGATTGACTTCTGCTTTCAAAAAGAACCAAGGCAAAAAGTCAACATCAAGATTTTTAACTAACGAGTTCATTAAGGAGATAGCATAATGGAAGCAATATTAAGTAAAGACGATTATAAAACATTTACAGAAAAAGTAGATGTTGCATCAACTAAAGGTGTTAAAGTTCCACATTCAGTTGAATATGGTGGAACTGTAGGTGAACCTACTTTCAAGGTAACACTTTTAGATGAGAATCAAGATTTAGATTTATTAGATTCAATAACAGGAGAAGTTTAATGAGAGACCCATTAAGAGTTGATGAAGCATATTACCATAACTTCAATCAAGACTATTCTAAATTTGCTGATGCAGTTATGGATGTTGGTCCAAGTCCTTGCGTAAAGTTCGATTGCCCTAGGCAGAAACTTTGTGCTGAAGAAGGAGTTGAATGTAAAGCATTTAGATTTTGGGTTAACAATGGAGAAATGGAAACTTACTCTAAAAAAGTTAAGGGTATGGTATCAATTGAAAAAGACTTAGAGAGGATTCTAAGAATTTGTGAGTAGCGGGTTGACAATGCGTATCACTTTTTGTTACCATATAAAAATGATGAGAAACTTAAAAAAGGAGACTATATGAGTTATTCAAGTATGACCGAGTCCGTATCAGTAAATGGTAAGGACTTTAGAATGAGTCCTGATAGACAGGAATTTATTGCAACTCTGCAATCTGTTTATCCAGACAAAACCTCATTCTCTAAAGAAGACTTAGAGAATGTTGGTGCAATACCCTATTGGGTAAAATCAACCAAATATCCATTCAGAAATTCTGATGCTACGATATTTGATTTATCTGCATTAATGACCAATGTCATTCCAATGCCAACTAAACCGGCACCTGTTATGCCAAAAGCGGCACAACCAAGTCAAATGCCAGTCGCGGCAATGACCGAGTCGGTTAATATCTTAGAAGACAATGTAAAAATTGTTCCTGAGAAAATGTCAAATTATGTTCCTTTTGGACATTTCAAAGATGTCAAGAACATAATCAAGTCTAAAATTTTCTTTCCTGTTTTCGTAACAGGTCTTTCAGGAAATGGTAAGACACTTATGATTGAACAAGTTTGTGCTCAATTGAAGAGAGAACTTTTCAGAGTCAATGTTACAATTGAAACTGATGAAGATGATTTGATGGGTGGTCATACACTTGTCAATGGTAACATTACTTTCAGAGAGGGTCCTGTTATCAAGGCAATGAGAAAAGGTGCCGTTCTTCTCTTAGATGAAGTCGACCTTGGTTCAAACAAATTGATGTGTCTACAATCAGTTCTTGAAGGAAAAGGATACTTAATCAAAAAGACTGGTGAATGGGTAACACCAAAACCAGGTTTCACGATTCTTGCAACTGCAAACACTAAAGGTCAAGGTTCAGAAGATGGTAAGTTCATCGGGACTCAAATTATGAATGAGGCCATGTTAGAAAGGTTTGCAATCACAATGCAACAAGAATATCCTCCAGTAACTACTGAGAGAAAAATTCTTGAAAAAGAAATGGCACTAACTGGTGAAGTTGACTCAGAGTTCACAACCAAGTTAGTTGATTGGGCAGACATCATCAGAAAAACATTCTACGAGGGTGCTATCGATGATGTTATCACAACAAGAAGACTTGTTCACATCGTCAATGCATTCAGAATGTTTGGTGATAGAATGAAGTCTATTGAAATGTGTATTTCAAGATTCGATGAAGAGACTAGAATGTCTATTCTTGACCTCTATACCAAAGTCGATGAGGGTGTTGCCTTGAATGAGGAAGAAAACCCTATTGACGAATCAGACTCTACAGAGTATAATGATTAATATGTTTGGTAAAAAGTCCAAAATTGATTACAAATATAACGAGGACAACTTGATTAAAGAGTTGTCCTCTTATATCGATTCTACTTATGACCAACATTACTCTCTAAACAAATACCAATCAACTGAATTCATTATAGATTCAGGTCATGGTGAGGGTTTCTGTATTGGGAATATTATGAAATATGCCCAAAGATACGGCAAAAAAGGTGGGAGAAACAGAGCAGATTTACTTAAAGTGATTCATTATGCTTTGTTTATGTTACATGTTCACGACAAGCAAATGAAGGAGGCTAACAAGTGATGAAAATTAGTAATGATACAAGAAATGTTCTAAAGAACTTTTCAACAATAAATTCTGGAATCAAAGTCCAGAGTGGTAAAAAACTGCAGACAATTTCAAATATGAAAAACATTCTTGCAGTTGCAACTGTAGATGAGGAGTTTCCACAAGACTTTTCAATCTATAATTTACCTGAATTCTTAGGTGCAACTTCTCTTTTAGAAGATGCAGACTTTCAATTCGGCGATGCAAGTGTGACCATATCAGATAGTAATTCTGCATTGGCATACTTTTATGCAAGTGAGGGAATGGTTACATCACCAGAAAAAATGATTACAATGCCAGATGCAGAAGTAACTTTTGATGTATCATCAACTCTACTAGGTGATTTAAATAAAGCTGCTAGTGTTCTAGGAGTGAATGATTTGATTCTTAAATCAGACGGAACTACAATGACATTGGAAGTTACTGATAAAAAGAATGCAACATCTAATTCATTCAGTAGAACTGTAGGCACAGGAAATGGGACACCATTTACTTTCAACTTCAAGATTGATAACTTGAAAGTGTTAGAAGGCAACTATACTGTTTCAGTATCTTCTAAAGGTATTTCACATTTCAACAACAAAGATATAGAGTTAGAATACTTTATTGCACTTGAACCTGATTCAAAATATGGTCAGTAGACATATATATAATAGTGTGAATAGGGTTATAGTCTCAGCTCTATACTCGGGATGTAAGAAATCTCATCAATCTTCAAGGGTTCTTACAACAGTTAATTCGGAGGGGTTTTAACATCTTATGAATCAAGAATTTTTATTTGTAGAAAAATATCGTCCTCAAAATATTGAGGACACGATTCTTCCAGACTCAATCAAATCTACTTTCAAACAGTTCGTTGAACAAGGTGAGATACCAAATCTCATGTTATGTGGTTCTGCAGGTTGTGGTAAGACAACTATTGCAAAGGCACTATGTAATGAACTTGGTGCAGACTTCATTGTAATCAATGGTTCTGATGAAGGAAGATTGATTGATACTCTGAGAACTAAAATCAAAAACTTTGCATCTACAGTATCACTTTCAGGTGGACCTAAAGTTGTGATACTAGATGAGGCAGATTATATCTCTGCTGATTCGGTGCAACCTGCATTGAGAAACTTTATTGAAGAGTTTTCTGCCAACTGCAGATTTATATTCACTTGTAATTACAAGAATAGAATTATTCCACCTTTACATTCAAGAACAACAGTAATTGATTTTCTAATCAAACCATCAGACAAACCAATCCTTGCACAACAAATGATGAAAAGATGTAATGAAATTTGTGATGCAGAAGGAATCAAAACAGACAACAAAGTTCTTGCAGAACTTATTATGAAGTTCTTTCCAGATTTTCGAAGATGTCTAAATGAGATTCAAAGATATGGTGCAAGTGGTGTTATCGATAGTGG